GGTGCCGGGAGATGGATTTGCACCACCGACCTGTTGCTTATGAGGCAACCGAGCTAACTACTGCTCTATCCCGGCTAGAAAGGGGCGTAAATTTATAGGAGTTTTACCAACTAGCCCCTTTATTGGCGAGAGACAAGCCCTGTTTTTGAATGTGTTGGATTTTGTAAAACTCTGTATCTAGATTAGCAAAAAGGTTGTGCTTTGTCAAGCCTTTTATAGGAGAAACCCCCGAATACCGAAGTACTCAGGGGCAGGAGAAAAGCCATGAACGAGTCACGACAGGTACATTATACCATAAGTAGTTCAGAAAGTCTAGCAAAATTAGCCCCCTGAACGTGATTTTCCCCGACTAAGATGACCGGAACCATCATTAGACCTGTTTTGCGGATCACTTCGTCCATAAGTTCGGGCTTCTCGTCGACGTTAAGTTCCTCATAATTGACGCCTTTCTTTTGGAGCCAAGTTTTGACCATTCGGCAGGGTGCACAAGTGGTGCGAGTGTAGATTTTGACCATAAATTCCTTTCTTGGGGCATAGTCCCCCCTTCTTATCTTCCGAAGAGTGGGGAAAGAGAACACCGCCCGACATTCGATAAGTTGTTAGTGTTGATTTTTAGGGAGTTTAGCAAGTGGTTCTAGGTAGCCCAAGTGTGTTAAAATTGGTTGTCTTAGGGCATTTACTCGTTGGGGGTTAGTCTGGGACGAGCCTTCCACCTAGCTTGTTAAAAGTGTTTCTCTTTAAGGTTCGCCCTTTCCCTTGTTTCAGGGCTTCGGAATTCCGCCGTTGTCATCCAGACTGACAGAGCGACGATTTCAGCGAACTTTGGGAGTATGTCCGTTTTTTGTGTAGTAGGCTTCGGAAAAACCTCTCTACCTAAAAATGTTTGTTTCCCGGAGGAAGGTATTTATGCACATTTCAGCGAAAAATACTAACTCGAATTGTAGCAAATTTCAACGAAAAAGTCAATCGTAATTATGCTTGACATTATAGTTAGTTTGTGTTACAATGTAAAAGCACTATCAGATCGTGTATACGTCTACTCCTTGGTCGGGCTGTAGCCGTTGCGACTCCGTAACAGGAAAGACCCGAGCCTCCCTTATTCTCTCGTAGAATGCACATTTCAGCAGGGAGGCTTTTTAATTTTCCCCTTGACAAATCGGTAATGGTTTGCTACACTAGTAGTAGAAGTTTAGGGCACCTTCCTACACTTCAAAACAAAAACTCCTTTCCGTGTCGGGACCAATAATTGCCCGATCCAAGTTTGCCGGTAGTCTTGTAAAAAACCGGCTTCTATGTTATAATCAATACGTAAGTTTATAACAAAACTATTATGAGTTTTCTATCAAAAATAAAAACAAGGAAAAACACAATGGCTACAGAAGAAGTCTTTGATACTGTTGATGAAGCAGTAGCAGCTCACGATGAGCAAGAAGTTCAAGAAGTTGTTGAAGTTCCTGTTGAGACTGTACCCGGTGCTGTAGTTGCCCCAGAAGATACCGTTCGTCCTTTAGAGGATGTTCCTTCTGACGACTACCCAACTGACGGTGCTGTACCATACAACACGAACGACGCACCAGAACTGATTGCACTCAGTAACGATGAAGCAAATAACCCACTAGTAACCGGTGAAGTTGAGCGTGATACTACGCTAGATCGTCAAGAAGACGAAACACAAGCAGAGTATAACGAACGAATAAATCCTGCTGTACAACCAGTTCAGCCGGGTCCAAGCACAAGCTACCTAGGTCAACCCCTTTAGGAGTTGTCCATGTCGTTTGTATTTAAAATCGTCAGACCTGCTAATCTTCAAGCTTGGATAGCTGCAAATGCCCCGGGCTCTCTTCGTAATACCGCAAGGGAGTCTTGGAGGGCTTATTTGGCTGCAAACTCTGGTTCTGGTCAGTCGATAGGCGACTTAGAGAGAAGCTTCTTAAACGCACAGGCTGCAAGCGGTGGAGTTGACGGTGACAGATGGTCTAACAAAGAGAGTGGGACATCTGGTGGAAGTGGCAGGGAAAAGGTAAGGAATAAGTATAGATGATTTTTCGGTTCGTCCGTCCCTCTAAAGTAAACGGATGGTTGAAGAACAACTATCCTAGTTCACTTGTTGGAACACCGGGCGATAACTGGAAGAAATTCTTAAAAGACCAAGGGGCAACAGGTGAGACTTTTCATGATCTTGAACAGTCTTACCTAGCCTCACAGGGTTCAGTATTCCGCACCATACACGATAGATGGTCATACTATGTAAATTCAGCCGGTCAGACGTCTGGTACTTTTCTCGATAGAATGAGGGCTTTCTTTGAAGCCATAGTAGCAGGTCCAAGTAGTAGCTATTACTTGTTAGAAGATGGGCTATCTAAATATCAACTAGAAGACGGAAGCGGATTTTACATCCTTGAATAATGGCAGACACTAAATTTTCAGCATTACCGAGTAATACAGTAGATGGAACCGAGGTTATTCCTATGGTTAAAGCTGGTACTCCTTCGAGAACCACTCCCCAAGCTATTGCAGACTTAAATAATACTGCAAACCGTGCCCGAGCTAACCACACTGGTACGCAAACACTGTCAACAATATCAGACGCCGGAACTGCAGCTTCTAAAAATACCCCGGCTGCTGGTAACGCAAGTGCTACAGAAGTTGTATTGGGTAGCGATACACGTCTCTCAGACGCAAGAACACCTACATCACACACTCATACAGAGTCAGAAGTAACAGGATTAGTTACTGATTTGGCGAATAAGTCAAATGTAGGTCATACTCATACTGCTTCTAATGTAACTGACTTTAACTCTGCTGCATTAGCTGCTGCACCTGCCGAAACAACCACGACTATTGGTTCACTTATTAACGGTGCTACAGCCAAAACAACGCCCGTAGACGCCGATATGGTAGGTCTAATGGATTCCGCAGCGTCTAACGTCCTTAAAAAGCTCTCATGGGCTAATATAAAGGCTACACTTAAGACTTACTTTGACACATTATATGCAACAGTAACCCATACACATGCACAGAGTGATGTCACTAACTTAGTAAGTGACTTAGCTGGAAAACAAGCAACACTTGTATCGGGCACAAACATAAAGACCATTAATGGATCGAGTGTATTAGGTTCGGGTGATCTTACTGTTACTGGCGGTAGTGGCTCTCCCGGTGGTTCTACAACGCAAATACAGTTTAATGACGCCGGTGCCTTTGGTGGTGACGCCGACCTTACATGGGATAAGACAACCAACGACCTTGTATTGGGTGGAACAGATACCGGTATAACGCTTAAGGGTATTACAAACGAGCCATCTGCTCCTGCTACAGATAACTTACACATATATGCCAAAAAGATTTCAGGTAAGATGATACCTAAAATAAAGGGTCCATCAGGGCTAGATACCCCCATCCAAAATGCTTTATGGCAAAATAACACCACACTGTGGACTCCATCATCTGCTACGGCTGGTACGTGGCAAGGAATTATAAGCACTACTACATCTGCCGGTACTTACAGCGTTGGTGTCCCAACTACTACTAGCCTGTATACCGCTATGACAAGAGGTAGGTACGCTAATGTAGTTACAACCACTAACCAGATATTAGGTATTCGCCATAGTGCTAACCCAACATTCTTCTTAGGAAACACCGCCGGACAAGGAGGATTCTTCTTCTTTGCTCGTGTTGGATTCGACGTATGGACAAACGGTGGTAGAATGTTTGTTGGTCTTTCCGCTAACGCTGCTGGTACTACTGTATCTGCCGATCCTTCTGCTACCAACAACACCGTAGGCTTCTGTGTTGACGCTGCCGACAACGGTGCTATCTCATTCTTGATGAGGGGTACTACTGCAACTAAAACAGCAACAGGCTTTACTATTACATCTGGTAAGGGGTATGACCTATTTATGTGGGCTTCTCCTAACAGCACTACAGTTAACTATAGAATTATCGACATAAACGCCGGAACAGAGGCTAGTGGTTCAGTATCTACTAATGCCCCTGCCGTAAACACTATGATGGGACCAAACGTACTAGCAAGCAATGCAGCACTAACTCCCGTTACATCTATACAGTTGGGTATTAACCGTCTATATATTGAAACGGATTACTAATGAAGCTCCTAGCACGTATTGCACTAAAGATACTCCCAAAGAAACCCACACCGCCGGACTTGCATAAACGCCCGGACGAAAACCAATATGAGTATTCCATAAGAGTGCCATTAGCAGAACAACCTATACAGGAAACACCTAAACTAAACTATTTAGGAAAACCAATGAAAAACTAATAACCCCTCATTACGAGGGGATTATTTTTATATAGGGGGAGTAGCTTATTTTAGGAGTCTCAAATTTTTAGACTCCATGACCTCCGGTCTAATGGGTACCCTTTTTATTTTGATGTGTGTGTATGTGGGGGGGTCTGTTTTTCTACTCTAGTGCGATGGGACCCGTCGCAATCGGGGGGTATGGCGGGTCAGCCGTGCAAATGTGCATATAAACACACTCACGCCCTCACCCCTGTTACGCTACGTCGCACAATATGTATTTGACGACATGACTATGCTTATAAACCATCAACCTGCTGTTGTGTCAAGTAATGATTACCGAGCTTCACCCCTGTTAAGTCTATCTCTACTCGTACAGTCCTTGACGTATCACCACTTTTCTGTTGTGCTTTGCCTTCTGTCCTGTCTAATATGTCCTGCGAGGCTTTTAATGCGATTTGTTCGTTGTTACTATCGACTAATGACACTACACGACGCTTCGCCTTCCTTATAGCACTATCTTTATAGATTTGCACACTAGGCTTCGCTAGGAGTCTAGAAGCCTCCACAGAAGCCACTTTTCTATTGTCTGTTTCATGTGTTTGTATATATGCTTCGGTTTGTGATAGCTTTGGGTTATTCTCCATTAACTCTATCATTTCTATTGTCTTTGGTTTAAGTCCAAGTTGTTTAGCAAGTTGTTTGCGCTTTTGTTCCGGCGTCAATTCTGGTGCATTGCCTGTTTTGCGGTTCTTGCCCCTATCGGCTCTTTGATTGTTCTTTACTGGCATTTCTCTATTTCGATCAATTTTTGTTTAATTCTTTACTTACATTATACCACACAACCCCTAGTATTGTCAACACATATCACCTCTGTTATTGCATATTTATCCACAGTTTTTTGTCAAAAAGTCTTGACAAGGTTTTGCTTGTTTGCTATGATGTGTTCAGTTCAATCGAACACGGCAACCGAGCCAAAGGCACAAGCCAGCCGGACAAAGCCAGTAAATAGAACGAACTACACAATAATAATAAGTTCTTGTGTACCGCCAGCTATAACCACACTAAGGATAGCTATAGCGAGCACTATAGCCTCGGTACGAGTGCAATAGTCCCCACAGGTTATAGCCGATGGTACATAAGACGAAGCAATGATAAAGGAGCACGAAGCAATGAGTGAAAATACAAGAGATTTAAGCAAGTTCGGTATGCGTGAATTAGCAATAGCCGGTGACTTGTTAAGGGAATACTCAAACGGTACATGCGATTTCTTAACAGACGGTGTAACGGTTGAATTTAACCCAAATAGTGGTGTAGTATTCTTGACAGACGAAGATTATAATGTCGGAGTATTAGAGGATGGTGCACTTGTACAGTTCCATTACTGCGGTGATTGCGGTTGGGAAGGTACAGAAGACGACCTAGAGAACGAAACAGAGGAATATAAGAAGCTACACACCCTTAAAAACGGCTATCTTGAGCACGTAGAAGAGGAAGAGGCTAAATAATGGAAACCGTAACAACTCACGACGTAAACATTAACGGCGTTCTATTCATCATGGAGTTAACGCTAAATGATGAAGGCACAGGATACATGACACTAACAGAGGCTTGCAATCATCCTAAAGCGGAGAGTTGCGACCACATAACATACGATTTCAAAGAAGTAGAATAAGGAGAAAACTACAATGCCTAACCATATAACATCATACGTACAAATTAAGGGAGACAAAGAAGCCCTTGACAAATTGAAGAAAAAGACTTTAACAATCAAAGATGAGGTAGCAGAGTTTGACTTTAACGGTATCATTAAGACACCTGACGAAATAGCTCGAACCGGCTCACCTACTCAGATTGTCGCAACGCAAGAAGAAGCAGACAAGATTAACGAAGAGCATGGAAAGTCACCATTTAATGAGGGTATAGACATTTGGGCTATCACCGAAGAAGAGAAACAACGACGATTAAAGAAATACGGTGCAATTAACTGGTACGATTTCCATTGTGACAAGTGGGGCACTAAGTGGGGTGCTTATGATGTCTCAATCATAGCAAATAAGGATGATGAGCTAGTAATGCAACACGATAGTGCATGGAGTCCACCAGAGCCAATTTGGGACAAGTTATCAGAAATGGGCTTTACAGTAAACGCCGTATGGCAAGACGAAGACCCAAGTAATCAAGGTGAGTATGGCGACCCCTACGAAGCGTTTGACATTGACCACAGAATTACAGTGGAGTACATGGGATGACCTACGAACTACACGATAAAGACCCATTTAAGAAGGTGGCACGGATAGCAATATCCGTCCGCCAACTAGGGTTAGCTAAAATAGTAATAGTGAGAAAGGAGAAATCATGAAAGCATTAGTAGTAATCTGGGTAGCAGCTTTACTAAGCGGTGTAACCACAGTTGGCTATATCAACAGTGAAGTGAACAAGCTAGTAGTTAAGCAGCAGCCACAGTGTGCCGTACAGTGTCCAAATGTTGACGTACAGCCAGCGTACAACACAGTACAAGTAACAAGCACTCAACCCCTACAGTCTGATGGTGAATACGAACTACAGCCAGCATTGGGCTACAAAGCTCTAGAATGGCAAGTCGATCACTTGGAGGTTAGGTAATGGGTGACGTAATAATAATGTTAATTGTCGGCGGTTTATTCTGGTTCATGGTGAATGAGCAGGGAGACACCAAGAGACAGCAACGCAAGCAAAAACTAATTCGGGCAAGCCGAAAAGCCTATAAGGAGGCAAATAATGGAAGAGCCACAATATAAAACTGTAGAGATCAACGGGGTCAAGCTAGAAGTAGATATGCGAACAGCCCGTAAGATTGAGAACTACAAGATCGGCGATAGAGTCAAGGTACTAATTAAGCAGTACAGCAGCTATAAGCCATATCCGGGCGTAATTGTAGCGTTTGACATGTTTGAGAAAATGCCAACCATAACAGTTGCATACTTAGACATTGATTATAGCGGTACAGAAGTCAAGTTTACATACATTAACGGTGGTGTAGATGAGGACAAAGAGCAGCCAGAACTAGCACCTTACAATGATGATATTCATGTAGACAAGGCAGATGTTCTAGATCGCTTGCAGAAAGAAATTGACAAGAAGAAAGTTGAAATTGAAGACTTAGAGCGTAAGAAAGTTTACTTTGTCAACAACTTTAATAAATACTTTGAGGAGACTAAATAATGGGTAAATCACTAAATCAAGTAACAATCATGGGTAATCTAACCCGAACACCAGAGTTGCGTGTTACACCACAAGACCAAAGTGTTGTCAACTTTAGCCTAGCACTCAATAGAAACTACAAAGACGCAAGCGGTGAATGGCAAGAAGAAACAACCTTTGTAGATGTAGTAGCGTGGGGCAAGTTAGCAGAGGTAGTCAGTGGTCGTGTTGACAAAGGTCACAGAGTATTGGTTAATGGTAGTCTCAAGTCACGTTCTTGGGAACAAGACGGCGTTAAGAAAAGCAAGCTAGAGGTACTTGCAAGCGACGTAACATTCTTGGATAAGGAAGAGACACAAGAATAAGTGAGGTTGAGTTTAAGGAGGTGTGATGGATAAAGAGATTAAAGACACCGTAAAGCAAATAATGTCAACACAATTGACAGAAACAGAAGTTATGGTATACCTACTAGTCACTAACGGTAAAACGTTTAGAGATGTGGTAGAACTACCCTTCGGCTTTACGCATGAAACAGCACGGACAACGTTTGAAAGAGCAGAAAAGAAAATGGATCGACTAGCAGAGTTGGGACTGTTTTCCACAAAACTCTAAAAAGGTATTGCTTTTTTATTCCGTTTGTGCTAGTATAGAGAGTAGGAGAAAAAACTACTCTCTTTTCAATATAAAAACCAAAATGAGGACAAATGATAATAAACTTCCCCGGCGGTCAAGTTGTTGACGTACAATTTGATGATGTCGCACACTCATACGTCGTAGCACACAAACTAGCAAATGGTGAGTTTTCGGACTTTCGACCAACTCACGGTATCACAGCACCACTAGAAGTCGTTCCTAAGCCATTTCTGACGCCTTGGGGGGCTAAAGAAGGCGTAGAAGCACTTACTAGAGCTTTTACGGACGATCCGGCTATTGTAGAGTCTCTACAGCAGTTCTGGGTAGATAAGCAAGCAATGGATGACAACCTACGGGACGAAAAAGACAAGCCCGTAATGTCAAGTTATAAGTTTAAGAAATTATATCCTTGGTTCTCTAAGGCTAAGGGAGCGTATAAAGAAAAGTCTAAAGAGGGTAAAGAGATTGGTTCATGGCTACACGCAGCTATTGAGCAGTTCTATAAATCAGGACGCAAGACTTTACCAGTATTGACACCAGATAGCCAGCCTATTTGGGATAGTTTTATCATGTTTGATAACTTTTTCAAGCCTATACCTGATGATGATGGGCTAGAGTTCTTAGTATATTCATTGTCTTTCGGTTACTCAGGTCAAGGCGATTTTAGGGGCAAGATGTCCGGCAAGACCTGCATAGGTGACTGGAAGACTACTAACCGATCAGACTTTAACGCAGATGGTATCTCAGTTGAGTACTTCTTTCAGGTTGGGGGATTAGCCCAAGCAGAATACGAACGTACCGGCGTCTGGGTTGATGATCTGTTCATAGCAAACTTTGATAAAAAAGGAGGCGAGCCAAGAGTTATATGGGCTAGTGAATTCGGGATGTCCCCACAAGATTGTGCCCGAGCATATATCAGTTGTTTTAACAACTATCACACTATTAAAGAATGGGACTACAAGTTTAGTAAGAGATAAACCATGAGTGATTTACTAATACTCGTAATGAGTGGATGGACAATATGTGCAGTCGCAGGTTATCTCATAGGTAAGATAATTTGGGAAACACTCAAAGCAATAATAAACAAATTAAGGAGAAAATAAGTGGGTAAGATTACCAGAGACGAAGCAAACCGTTTAGTACAAAACGCACTAGAAGATTTTGCAGCACAACTTGGTCTTGAATATAGCACAGTACGTGAAGAGATAGACGAAGGGCATATCAGTAGCGAGTTTCTACCTAAAAGCAATCTTGAGGTAGAAGTTACTAAAGAGACAAAGCAAGTAAAGGACCGTGGCACTATCTGGAGCGTGTACGAGCGTTATTACGGTGGTTTTGGCTACAAACAATCAACTCATGCAGAAGCGACACTACTTGGTAAGGTAAACGCATTAGCAGAGTTCTTGGGTGTAACCTTTGAAGTACAACCAGAAAAAGTAGTTACTACACCAGTAAAAGTTAAGGCTGTCAAGAAAGTAACACCGAAAACATCAAAAGTAAAAGCAACAAAGAAAGGTAAAAAATAATGGACCCAAGGTATTTTCCAGTAGAAGGATGTGCACCAGAACGACCAACAGCATTTGAGCGATTGGCTAAGAATAGCCCAAGCACCGCAGTACTTATAGAGTATGCAGAGCAGAATGGTTACTTAAAAGCAGAAAACCGCTATGTTCGTGGTGAAGCACAAGCATTTGAACGTAAGCTAAATGAAGCAGAAGAGCGTGAAGTTGACGCAACTAACAGCCGTGATTACTACCGACGTCAGAATGATCGTACCGAAAGCTATGCAGCAGAGCTAGAACAAACTGTAGCTAAGTTAGAGAAGAAGCTTGCACCAAAGAAAACAGCTAAGAAAACCAATAAAGTTGCAAAGAAGGCAAAATAATGGCAGAACAAAAATATCAGATTGGCGATATTGTTGACGGCATGGAAGTTGTAGCAGTTCGCTATCAAGAACAAAACGGTGAAAAAGTAAACTTTGAGTACTCTTTTATGGACCCTAAAGACGTTCAGCGACCAGAAGAAGAGCCAACGGAGGAAGAATAATGGGACCAGAAGAGGGAACACCAAACGCCGAAAACCTTACTAACCTTCGTGCCGATCTTGCAGAACACATTAAAGATGTCAAGCGAGCACAAGAGACTATGGTTGCACCCGGTGTACAAGAAGTTGTATTAGCTGTACGCCACCTAGAAGACGCACGTATGCGTTTAGGTGTAGCACTAGCATATGTAAACGGTAAAGACCCATTGGAGACAAAATGACATTTACAATTAAAAGCTTAATGCCAACTGGTAAAACTAGCCAGACATACGGAACTGAGTACTACACACAGTTTAGTGAGCATGAGCAACCATTCCCGTTATGGTTTAAGAAAGAACCCGAGATTGGCACCACTATTGAGGGTGAAGTTGTAAACGGTAAGTTTAAGAAAGCAAAGAAAGAATGGAAGCCACAAGAAAGCTTATCAGAAAAATCTTCAAGCCCTGCTACCCCGGCTGTGGGACGTGCTCCCTATAAGGATAACTCACTTGGTATGCGTATTGGTATGTGTATCAATAACGCAGCAGCCTATGTGAATACCCTTGAGTTTCCTAAAGCCCTAACTGACAGAGAATGGGCGGAAACTGTTGTATCGTACGGTAAAGCACTATTCAGACTTAGTGATGATAGCAACTTTACACAGCAAGAGCAAGCAGCCGAGCCTACTACCCTTGAAAATGTGCAAGCAGTCTTTGGTGGTGGTGAGGTAGTTAAATGAACACAGAACAGATAATTTCACAGCTTGATACGTTTCAAGCACGATTGTTCATACGTCGGGACGGTCAGGTTGAACCAGCCGATCCCGGCACCCTAGCAAATAACTTGCTACTTATTCGTGGCTTGCTTATTCAGCTAGTAGATAAGGTAGCCGAAGCAGAAATTGACTACCGAAAAGCAAAAGCAGCACGTTTTGATAGGTTCTTACAGGAAGGAATGAAAAAGTCCCCTGCACTAGATCAGTTGGACATGGAACCGGACCTCATTGATAAGAAAATCAGTACAGAACGTGTTCGCAACTATATGAAATATGTTGATGGTCTTTGTACATCTATCCAAAGCGTACTCAAAGTACAAGCAGGATCAGATAAATCTCAATACTAACCCTAAAGAAGTTTTAGGAGACTTTAAGCTCTACTATGAAAAACTCCCCAAAGAAGACGAAAGTCTCAAGCGTTACAGAGCTGTTCTCAAAGCCTCACGAAGAAAACGAAACGGGTAGTATTACTTACCTAAAGGAGTTTGAGGAACAGGCACTAGAATACCTCAAAGACGCCGGTGTGTATAAGGGTATATCTACAGGGTATGAATATGTCGATTGGCTTATAGGTTCATTCTTACCGGGTGAACTATGGACAATTGGTGGTGATACTGGTCACGGTAAGTCATTGTTTGCTATGAACGTGGCTCAGAACGTGTATTCACGTTACCAAAAGCCTGTATTGTTCATTAACCTAGAATTGACTGTAGAACAGGCTGTACAGCGTTTCTACAACCTTTCTGGTGATGACCACGACTATGCAGGTATCATGACACAAACATCCGCCGACATAGATTACAAAGATGTTGACAAGCTAATGGCTCAGGCTAAAGAACAGGGTGTGTGCTTAATTGTAGTAGACCACCTCCACTTCTTCGACGGTGCAATTGGAGACAACGCAGCGTCAGCTATTACAAGACTAATGAGACACTTTAAGAAGTGTGCAGTCAAGTATGAAATGCCAGTTATTATGCTTAGTCACGTAACACCGCAAACAAAAATAACAAAAGATGGTCTTGAGACAGTCAAGCCGGACCTCCACAGCTTTAAGAATAGCAAGAGTATTGAGCAGTTGTCCGACATGGTTGGGTTCGTATGGCGTGAACAGGATGACACCTCAAGGGTAGAGTTCTACATACGCAAGAACCGATCACGACCACTAATAAAAGACTCAGTCTACTTTAACCAAAAGGGGTGGGTCTTGGAAGAGGATAAAGGATGGCAGCCAAAAAACTATCCGCCGTTTGGCGTATTGTCACTAGCAAAAACACTCTAGAAGGCAAAATGAGACTAGTTCTTTTTATGCAAAAGTTCTACATGGAGCTTGCAGAAGACCTAGAAGTGACCGCAGCTAATGCAGGTCAACTACATACATTACAAGCCCTTAGAGCTATCACAGAAGATCAGTTGGAGAAGAATAAATGAATGGTCGAGTAGCAAAACGTTTACGAAGAGAAAAGAAAGTATTTAAGCGTAAGCAGTTATTCGCTCCACTTACAGTACCCATGAAGACCGGTAGACTTAATGAAGACGGTACACCAGAGGTACAAGAAGTGTATATACCACGCCGTGAGCGACGTAAGCTTATGCGTAAGTTCATGACAGATGTCCGTAAGGGTCGTATTGATCCCATGAAACTCTTGGAGGAACAGAATGTCGGGAACTAAAGAAGGGGCACGTAAGGGTGCCGAAACAATAAAACAAAAACATGGTGCAGATTTCTATAAGAACATAGGTTCCAAGTCTTGGCAAAACCCCAACAGGTCACGCAAGACAGGATTTGCACTACTTCCGAAGGAAAAACACATTGAAGTCAGCAAAAAAGGTGGTCAAAAAACCAAAGAAGACTACAAGAAAACCACCGACTTACACGAAGAAACTGGAAGCAGTTCAGAAGTTAGCGAATAGATATGCAAGAGAACGTGACTGTTTTGGCGACACTGGAACGACCTGTATATCATGTGGAGAGTGGAAAAACTTTGATGAGCTTGATGGCGGTCACTTTATACCAGCGACCAGAGCCGAAATTCGTTTTGACGAGAGAAATATTAACGCCCAATGCCACAGGTGCAACCGTTTCCTACATGGTAATCCCCGGGAGTACCTTAAAGGAATGCTTAGAAAATATGGCTCAGATGTCGTCAATGATCTTGAAGCCCGTGAAAAACTAACAAAAAAGTGGACAGATGATGAACTCAAAGACATTAGAGATTACTATAAGCAACGACTTAGCGACCTTAAAGCAGGTATCGTTCACGACACAAGAAGAAATGACCCTATTTCGGTGTCGTCATTGTGGGGAGATACACCACTCACAGGTGATGTGTCCCTCATGTCAGTGTTTAACCCAACCGTACAAACCAATGATAACACTTGAAGAACCTATTTTTCTGTCAGAAATACTTGACAAAGCACTAACGCTTTGATATACTCCTTGTAGAGTCAAAAGCTCCCAAGCAAAGACTCCCAAGCCAATAATAATATAAGGAGAAAAGTAAAATGGCAGACAAAACATCAAAAATAGAGAAGGCTATTGCTTTCGTGTCCCTTTGGGTTGCACGGTTCGCTTTAGCTACATTAGCAGTCGCAGGGCTTCTACACCTTTTGGGTGGCATTGATCCTATGATTGCTTACCCGGTTACGTTCATCTCGGTTGCCTTCCTACTCAAGGAAACCTTGTAAAAATAAGCGTAATAAGGTATAATGGATATGTTAACAAGGAAACACAAGCCTCTTTCGAGGCAGACTTTGAAACAAAAAAATCCAAAAATCCTCAAAAAATTAGCTATTGCTTTCGCAATCGTGTTGGTAGCATTCGCAGCCTACATAAAGGTACAACCCCACACTTTTGAAGCTAAACAGAGGGTCAAACTAGAAAGCACCATACATCAATTACAGCAATCGAAACAACAACTCATAGATGAACAATCCAAGTCAAAAGCCGATGATGAAACCAAGACTAAGCAGATTGAAGAGTTAAACAAGCAAATACAAGAGAAGGACGCTCAGTTACAGGCTAAAGCAGCTAGTAGAACTGCATATGCAGCCACACAGTCGCAACCTGCTAAGAGCTATCCTATACCAGAAGACGAAGCCAAGGCGTTCATATACATGCACGAGTCTGGAAACAACCCCGGTGCCATCAACCCTAACGGTGGTGCGTGTGGTTTGGGTCAGGCTTTGCCATGCAGTAAAATGCCATGTAGTCTATCAGATTATGCTTGTCAAGACCAATTCTTTACGAACTATATGCTACAGAGGTACGGTAGTTGGAACAACGCCCGAGCTTTCTGGATAGCAAACAGATGGTGGTAGTTATCCACAGGGTATTAAAACGCTATTGCTTTTTAAGTAAAAGTGTGCTACCATCAGATTAGGATAAAATCCTTCCTCATTAAAATTAAAACCTAGACCGTCATCACTGTAGTCTATGCCACCAACGGCGTAAGGCGTGAGATGTACATAAAGCGGTCCGAGCTAACTAATGGCTATCTGGGCTACAGCGAAGGCGGTTTAGTAGGAGAAATAAAAATGTCAAATGCAACAAACTTCCCAGACGCCTGTCATCAGGCAGCTAAAGAGGTGGCAGACCTTGTCATCCGTAAGCAAAAAGACTATGGTCCTAAAAATATATTAAACTCCGTAGTACAGCCGGAACTTGCTATTGCCGTTAGATTAAACGACAAACTTGCACGTCTGGCTAATTTAGTTCAGAGTGGTAAAACACCAGAGAACGAGTCATTAAAAGATACAGCCGACGATATAATCGGGTACGGTCTTGTATTAAAGATGGTTTTGAACGGTGAGTTTGAACTACCTATGGAAGATCCAGCAGTCATTAACCTTGATGATATTCCTTTCTAGGAGAATATATGAAACTACAAACTCCCGAGAATAAAAACTATGCAGCAACAATCGTCACAATCAGAGAAATACACCCCCTCGAAGGATCTGATAATATCGTTGGAACTACACTATTTGGCAGTCAAGCTATTGTTAGTAAAAACACACAAGTGGGAGATGTTGGAATTTATTTCCCAGCCGAAACACAGCTATCACAAGAGTTTGCCTATGAAAATAACCTCCACGATCACGGCAATCTTAATAAAGACCAAGGATCAAGTGGATACCTTGGAGATAACCGAAGAATACGAGCTATTAGACTCAGGGGGCACAGGTCAGACTGTTTATTCCTTCCCCTTACCAGTCTTTCCTATGTCAAAGGGCTCAAACTTGCAGATCTTAAAGAAGGAGACACATTTGACACCCTTCTCGACAAACCCATTTGTAACAAGTACGTAATTAAGAAAACAAAAAAGGAGCAGAGACTTGAAAAAAACAAAGTCAAAGTCTTTAGTAGGGTCGATAAAAAGTTCCTACCAGAGCATTACGACACGGATAACTACTTCCGTTATGCAGATACTATTCCGGTTGGGCGTTGGGTCACTATTACTCAAAAGCTACATGGTACTTCCATACGAGTCGGTCATACTGTTGTCGCTCGTAAACTTACTATCCGTGACCGGGCTGCTAAAGTAATCGGTGCACAAGTTAAAGATACGGAGATGGATTATGTTTTTGGTAGCAAACGAGTTATTAAGGACATTAACAATCCTAACCAGAACCACTTTTACACGACCGACATTTGGACAGAGGAAGGCAAGAAACTTGAAGGTTTACTACCCGAGAACTTCCTCATTTACGGTGAACTTATCGGATGGACACCGGACGGTGGGCTCATTCAAAAGAACTACACCTACCAAGTCCCTCAAGGTGCAACCGATCTGTACATCTATCGAGTGGCGTTTATTAACGACAAGGGATTCATCACAGATTTATCTTGGGAACAAGTAAAAGAATTCTGTAATGATCGTGGTCTTAAGCACGTACCAGAGCTGTATAGCGGTCCTATGCCTACACAGCAAGAGATAGAGGCGTGGTTCATAAACAAAAAGTTCCGTGAAGATGGATACCCACAAGCCGTTCCGCTAGACAAAGAAAGTCCGGTAGACGAAGGCGTATGTATCCGAGTGGACGCTATGCAACCCTACATATTAAAAGCTAAAAGTCCTCTGTTCCTAGAGCACGAAACAAAAATGCTAGATCAAGAGGCAACTGACCTAGAGTCAGAGGAGAATTAAAATGAGACTATTAGCAAACATAAGCGTATTCCTACTATTTGCAGCTGTCTTTGCAGCCATATGTGCTGTACCGGCATTTATTCTTATGCTTCTACTTGGAGCATTGGCTAGTGCCACAGGATGGGCGTGTGCAATAGGGTTTATACCCTGCTTCATTATTACCTTAATTATAGCTATATTTCTATGAAAGTACTGACTAAAGTATTAGTCGGAAGCAGATTACATGGCTTACATACCGAAACCAGCGATTACGATTACAGAGGTATTCATATACATCCTTTGGTGGAAGTACTATCGCCTTTTGGCAAAATCAAGAATACTACGTGGATCGAAGGAGACGAAGATAATACCTCTTATGAGCTACAAAACTTCTGTAAAGACGCCACTAAAGGCAATGCTACTATCCTTGAGGTTTTCTTTAGCGATCAGATTATTGAGACTACGCCTATTATTGACGAAATGCGAGCCAACTGGACGAAGTTCATTGACACACACCACTTTGTAAATGCGAGTAGAGGCTATGCACACAACCAATGGAATAAGTTCTATAATTTTGAAGACATCGGAGTTAATCAACAACGCCGAACCGCTAAATTTGCAGTCGCTTTCCTTAGGGTCATGTGGCAATGTGAACAGTTTTTACTTACCGGAGAATTCAAATGCGATCTTCGTGAGTCTGACCTGTATGAATTACTTAAGACTATCAAACCAATGTCGGTTGATGAGGTCAAAGACTTCTTGCCACAAATAGTAACTGCTATGGGTGAGATGGACCGCCGAGTAAGTGTCGCAATGTCAAAGAGTCAATTTATGGACATGAAACCAGATATTAAATGGATAGAGGAGTTTATCTACGATGCCTACACTAACAATGCTTAAAGGCTTACCGGCTTCCGGCAAAAGTACTTGGGCTAAAGAACAAAAAGCGAAGCGTGTCAATAAAGATGATCTGCGGGCTATGATTGATAATAGTAAATGGTCCAAAGAAAATGAGAAACTTATCATAGCTTTGCGTGATGACATCACATTTAGTATTCTCGAGGGCGGGCTAGACGTCATAGTTGACGATACTAACTTTAGCCCAGCGCATGAAAAGAGACTTCGTGAAATAGCAGAACAGGCTAACGCAGACTTTGAAGTAAAGTTCTTTGATACACCATACGAAGAATGTGTTATACGTGACTTACAACGCCCTAACCCTGTTGGTAAGAAGGTTATCCGCCGTATGTATGAAGCTAACAAGCACCTTTACATACAAGAGTACACCCCGCCGGAGAACGTGCCTTCATGTCTTATAGTAGACATAGATGGTACGCTAGCTCACATGAATGGTCGCACACCATTTCAGTATGACTTGGTACGCACAGATTTAGTAGATGAAAAAGTACGTGATTTAATCTATCACTATACACAAAGAGACTCCTTGGAATTAGAACCAGAAAACTATGTTGTTATAGTATCAGGTCGTGAAGATAACTGTAGGCAGGAAACTATAGATTGGCTTACTGATAATCGTATACCATTTGATGAGTTACATATGCGTAAGACCGGTGATATGCGTGATGACCGTATTGTAAAGAAAGAGATATTTGATACATGGATCAATAACCGCTACAACGTTAAGTTTGTACTTGATGATCGTAACCGAGTAGTTGAGATGTGGCGTTCACTAGGTCTTAAAGTGCTGCAAGTCGGTGAAGGTGATTTTTAATGGAAGCTTATCTTATTGTAACCGTAGAACTTGGGGGAAACATTGTATCCTTCGAGACTGGTAGTGGGAGCAGCACAAGGAAACATCTTTATGCCTACGACAATATTGGAGCCGCCAGACGACAGCTTAATATCATGAACCGTCACAGAATGGGTAGCTTTGGAGTTACAGAAGAATGCTACGCAATTGCAGCTATTAGGGGTAGCCGTCGTGGAGAAGGTAATACATTGGAGATTTTGTACAAATGAAATTTGCAGATGTAGATGGTACACACTGGAACATACACGACGAGGAGAATTGTGTCCCTCCTTGTCCGTTCCATTCACCATCTGATCACCCACTAAAAAACGCCCCTATTCATATTAGAGGCGACAAAATGATGTTAGTAGAAAGGATATGTGAACATGGCGTGGGACACGACGATCCTGACTCCGTTAGCTATTTCAAAGCTCACAACGAACAGTGGGCAGGGATTCACGGATGTGACGGGTGTTGTCATAAACAAGTGGTCGTACATAAGACCAAGAAAAATTGATGTTGCTGACTTCTTTCTAAATTTTGGTGATATAATATGGAAGGGTCGTTCTATGAATGTAGAACTAGGACTTCACAAAATGATCACTAGAGATATAATGAAGCGTACAGGTATGACTTACGCCGAAGTTATGGACGAAGCCTTTGAAATGGCAGAGTATGGAGAAAATCCACCCATTGTGTTAGATAAATTACAGCCTAACTCAAAACTATAATATACACTCTTAATAGCCTAGGGGGTTGACAAAAAAGCAGTAGTTCGATATACTTATATATGCTGCTTGATACTTCTAGGTATCGAGGGTTGTTCAGGAGTGGTTTATTCAGGCGTTTATGGGAGTTTTCGCCGGAAACTTTGAGGAAGGTGCCACAACTGACAAAAACCAGCAATAGGGGGCTATTAACGCCCCTTATTGTTTTTCAGCCCAATCGGCAGGAAAAGAGTCCATGTGGCGTATATCGCCGTAGAAGGTGCCATTAAATGCGTCTACGTCACACTCAGCTACCTCAGGTAGGTTGAGGTGCATTGGAAACTGGTTCTCCATAATGAAACCAGCTAGGTCACGCCATATTTGTTGGTTCTTGAAGAGATATGCCCCTGAGCCCTCTTCTTCGTTAACACAGATAAATACGTGGTCATAACACGCTAGATCACCCAAGAAAGTAAACATAGCCGTATTGTGCCTTGTTGCCAAGACCTCTTGACCGTTTATAGTTAGTTCTAGGGCTTTATCTGGCATATGTTTATTTTTATATGTTAATTGCATTGTAGCATAATCGTGATAAAAAGTAAAGACCCCAATCTTTCGAAAGGGGTCATTTTGTTTTTGCTAATTTTTGTTTTTATGTTGTGGTTAGTCTTGCTACTTATAGAGTTACCGCAACTAGAGAGTCGTTTCTGTCCAAGACAGGCGTGAAGTGGAGTTTTGGGAGGGTTTTTGTGTTGTTAAGGAGATGAGGAAGGTGCCAAGTAGCTAGTCTTAGAGTAGCACATCTGACCAAAAAGGTCAAGCTTAATTTACTACTTTAACAGGGACACTTTCAGACTTACGAGCTTGTGACCAACCACCACATTTAGTACACTTGTACCTCTGTACGACAGTCGTCTTATTGTACTTTCTCGTACCTCTCTTATGTAATTCGCCACCACATTTTGGACATCCGTCAACCAAGTTATCCACAAGTAAGTTAATTGCAGGATGGTTGTCAATCCAAGGACGTAGTTTCAAATATACCTTTTCGAGCAATAACACGTCTTGCGTGTTGTACTTAAGCATTTTAGCCCAAGCAGCCCTATTGCCCTCCATACAGCCTTTCCATAGCTCAAAGCCACCGGTCTGTATCTTTCTACCCAAGCCGAGTATACGACCAAGGTCATCAAGCTTATTGCTATTAAACCGAAAGTATTTCTTAGCTACGAGCTTAGTATCTATAGACTTATAGAACGAAGGCGGATCAAGCCCGAATTCGATAAACTTAGCGTTACACATCTTAACGTCAAACGAATTACCGTTATGTGCAATGATAATGTCAGCCTCTTCAAACAATGAGTGTAACCGGCGTACAAGTATCTCTTCTGAGAACTTATTCTGACCCACAGCGATAGTCTTCTTTTCACCAAGCCATTTATACGCAAAACAGAGCATAGTCCATTCAGACTGGTACTCTATAACGTCTTGTTGCCACTTACCCCATACATACCCCAAGTTGGGTGTAGTCTCAATATCAAAGACTAGTATCTTTGGTTTTTTCAAGGGAGTTTACATCTTTCATTTAGATTTTAGTTTTTTGGTATCTCACTTACAGCCTATCACACTTGTGCTTAAATGTCAAGCTCTTAGACGGTAGACGTTATCTGGTAACATCTGTTCTTCGGTGATTAGACCCTCTCTTATGAAAGGCATTTGTGCTTCAACAGAAGCGATAATTAGTTGCCCTAATTGGTACTCTATCGGGCGGATACGTGGATGTTTGGAAGCTTCGTCAACAGCGTGTAAGAGGTTATCCACAGATCGTAAATGATTGTCTGGGTTATCTCTATATAAAGAAAGGACCGCCTGACCAAATCGGTGACTTGGTGTAGCTACAGTTCCTATTTCTCTATGTAATGCCTCATGGGAATCCCAATCTAAGGGGATGATAAGACCGGGCTTTTCCCGTAAGGTTTTGTTTGGTTTGTGTGCTGTCCAGTTTCGAGCTTCAAAGAGTACGTGGTGTCCACGCTTGGACATTTACTTCACGCCCGGATCAGTAAATAGTTGCTTTAATGTAACCAACAGAATGTTGACTACTGGTGTAAATACACCAAAGAGTACCGGGTTAGAAGCTATAGCAGCTATTAAAGCCGATATAACAGCAGAGGCGAACAGGTATCCTGCCGTCTTCGCAATTTTCTTAGCTTGATCTTTGCTAATCGGAGTCATGGTATTGTCCTTATATCTTAAAGTTTTTGAATAGCCCACTTAAGAAATCAGTAATAGCTTTAAGGATAGCCTTAATGCCCTTTATTTCTTCGTCCTGTTGCTTGTCATAGTCCGTTGGAACAGGTAGAACAACAGGTGTAGGTTCGGGAGTGGGAGGAGTAACAACAGGTGGATCAACCGGAACTGGTAGTGTTGGGACAACATCTGTACAGTCTTTAACGTTGATACCGTTCTGTATACCCTTAGAGAATGAATATTCTGACAGGTAGTATTCACCACCAAGAGGATGTTTTGCGATAGCAGATACCTCTATGTCAGTACCTTTGTCAAAGTGTTTAACGCTTCTTGCGTCAGCCCACTTAGTAAACTTAAGGTCCCATAGTTCAGCACCGCCGTCTTTAGATATGACAACGTGCTTGTTTGGAATATCGGTAATTTGTAAAGTAACAGTTGGAGTTGGGGTAGGAGCCGGAGCAGGATTGTATCCACCAGCAGCCCATTTGTCTGCTTCTGCCCTCATACGGTTTATATCAAGTGTACCGGGGCATTCAGTTGACACCCAGTGATTGTGTGGGTAAAGTGCTAGACGACGACCAAAGCGTTGCTCTAATTGCCATATTAGCCAGCCCATTTTCTTGTAACCTTCGTCGGTAAGTGTTGGCTGTATTTCTATGCCAACAGTGGTAGCATTACCATTACCACTTGTCCAAGCGACGTTTTCAGGTGCAACACATTCGGTAATCTTAGCGTCTGATACGACATAGTTAGCCGTTGGAGCCTGACCCTGTGCACCTTTTCCATTTAGGTAGTTAACAATATTGTCATGATTAGAGGCACCCGTACCATCACCCCACCAGTGAATGGTAATACCGGTACGTGCGTACTGACCGTAGTAGTTACGAGCTTCGGTAGGAGTAAACCAGCCGTTCTTGCTACATGGTTTGCTTTCGATATTATACATTTATTTCTCCTTTATGAGTTTTAGTATTTCGCTTTGGGTTTCTGCAATTTGTTGCAGTATCTTAAATTTCTCTACGTTTTCTACTTCGGTCTTTTCTACGGCGTCGGCTAACTTTTTTAGCGGTATCTCCTTGTAAGCCTTTAATTGACCCTGTAGTTCCGCAATAGCCTTGGCGTTCTCGACGTGTTGTTTGTGATCTTCCAACCGTAAGTCCTCCAAGTTTTTGATTCTTTTTTCGTATGCGTCTATTAGTTCCTTTTGGTTCTGAATAGTTTGTTTGGGGAGGCGTGACAATAACGCCATAACAGAACTTATGACCAAGAATGTGGCAGAGATTATTATTGTCACCAAATCCATTACGCTATCCTGTGAATTTCAGCAAACGAATATACAGACGAGGCGGGTATGTCACGAACAGCGTTAGTAGCATTGCTTAAGAAGTCGATAGTGTCACCCACCTGTAAATAGATACAACCAATAATACTTGGTCGTATGAGTCTGTTAGCGTCTCCGGAACCATTCATCCTTTCGGAGCCCATTACTACCGTTGATCCATTTTGCCTTACATCAAGCTGTGCATATTCAGTAGCACCAGCACCAGCAGAACCCCACCAATATTGTGCGTTGATTAAATATAAACCGGCTTTAGTTGCTGTAAATTTTTTATTACTAGTACTCCACTCTCCAAGCGTATCGTATATTTTTGTGTCAAACCCGATTACGGCATTTGCTGCCGGAGTACTGGTGGTACTGCCAATTCCGACTCGTATATGTGTTGTGTTGGGGTTTGCAAAAAAGGTAGGGTAAATAGTATTTCCAAGACCATCTTGACCATACTGTACAACACTTGTAATTGCAGAACCGTTTGTAACAACCTTTGCTACACGTATATTGTTGGCTGCAAGAGATGGGGCAGCAGCACCATTGGTTACTTCACTATATGTAACCGTTACGCCACCGCCCGAAGCAGCCGTTACATCTACATATGTGTCTTTAGAGGCTGTGTATGTCTTATTCGCTATTGAAGTACCCGAGTAGCGTTGACCACTTAGGTAAAATACAATGTTAGAAAAGGTGCCAATCAAACCAGACGATTGAGCAACAACCGCACCTGAATTTATGTGGTTTGGTATAAGAATTTGACGAGCAGGGTCAGTAGAAAGTGTCCCATCGGCTAGTCCGGCGAAAAACTCTTTAATGGGAGCCATAATAACCGTAGAGCCGGTAAGGTGAGAGGCAGCACTTGACCCACCCCATCCACGACCATCAGAAGGACAGGTAACGGTAGAAGCACCCTTAGAGGTGTACAGAATTATTTCCCTACTTGTCGTAGAGTCTGGTTCGATGATGAGAATACCAGCCGTTGGTGACGGTACGGTATCGAGAGAAATTGTAAGGGAGCCAGATGTAATGTCCGCCGTTAATACAGCAGAATAGAAGTTCTGGTACCCAAAGATGGTTGGATCGTATTGTGTTGCCATTTATTTTACCTTTTTGTTTTTTGGGTTATTCCTATTATAACATATTACGCTATAAATTGATAGTTACTTTCTTATTATTTGACTTGGTTGGTGTGTTCACATCCTTGAAGCTTATACCAGAGGTACGACGCTTACTTGAGAACTTTGGACCAGCCTGTTGACCAGTTGAACCATTGCTTGGTAGATAGCTTAGTAAGTGTTGGTTGACTGAGTCATTTGAGCCACCGCTACCACTGAATGAGAGGTTCTTGTTTATGCCACCGCCGTCAGGTACACCATAGCCATATTGTTTACGGAACGTTTTGCTAAACTTAAGTGATCCAGTAAGACCACTATTGTATAGGTCGTTGTCAAGTTTGATAGCAGCGTCGAGGTCTTCTTTACTGATTTGTTTTTCGTTAATCAGTGTGTTCAGGTCGGCACTACCACCTTCGGCATAGATGTCACGTTGGTCTTGTGTGAAGTTAAGCTTGTAAGCAAAGTTCTGGAATTCTTTAGCTTTGTTTCGTAAGTCAACTTGCGTGTATTCTGGGTGTGTAGAAATGTCTTTATCGTATTCGGCATAAGCCTTAGCAAGTTCGTTAGATGGCTTGTATTCATCTAGGTTCTTGGAGCGTTGTGCGTTAATCTGTTGAGCAATGGTTTTAGCATTTTCATCAGGAGCTTCTTTCAACCATGCCTCTTGGTCGTCCTTGGTCATAGAGTTCCACTTTTGATAAAACGTCTTAGACGTGTCAGCAGTTACGCCTTCTGGTATTTCAACCTTTTTGCCGTAGTTTTCAACATACTTTTTAAGTTGTTCGTATTTTTTTTGTTGATCGCTAGATAAAGCCGTTTTGTCTGCTTCACCCATCTTATAGATAGCACGGTCTTCGGCAGACATATTTCGTTTAGCAAGAGAGGTGTAGGCTTCGTTTTGTTTAGCCTTAAGTATGGCTTGCTTCTCCATGTCGGTTGCGTCTTTGGGGAACTTAACTTTAATTACCTTGCCCTTTTCATCGAGCATTGGTTGACCGTTATTATCAGTAACCATTTCAGGTGTTACTTTACCCTTGAATGTCTTGTTGCCATTCGTATCAGTACCCTGATCTTTAGTAGGGGTTGTGCCGTATGTTTGGACACCAACACCGAAGAATGCGGGTGCGTTCATCGCAATACCCTTTGGAGCACTACCAACGTCTTTAGCTGTTTCATATGAGCCCTGAATACCAAGAGGTATACCAAGTTTTGCACCTTCGGTAGCGACATTGTAATCGTTACCGTACTGGTCCGTACGCATTAGTGGGTTAGAACTATCAGGATTATCAGTGGTGTTCATCAGCTTAATACCAAAGCCCAACAGAGGGTTAGACTTGTTCTCAAGCATATCAAGAGCTAGGTCGAATCGGTTCTTAGCACCATAGCCGTCACCAAGTGTTTGTACTTCACCGGTTTCGGAGTTGACTTTCTCGCCAGTAAATTGTCTAGTAAGTTGTACGATGTTCTGTTGTTGACCACCAAGTATGTCGTAACGAGTGTTACCGACCTTAATCTTACCGAAGTCGGCAGATCGTGGGTCCATACCAACTTGAGCACCGGCAGCACTAGCTAGACCAAGAACGGTACCAGCCATTGCAAGGAATGTACCTTGTGACTGAATAGCCAGTTTAGCAGCCTCAGGGTTTGTTTTAGCCAAACGGATGTACCATGCAGGATTAAGACGTTGGATGTTAGCAGCCCATAGACGAGGTGCAAATAAACCAGTAGACAATGTTCGCATGTGACTGTCAAGTAGCCCACCTTTTTTACCACCACGTCCAGTAAAGGTGTTGATAACTTCACCCCAAGCCCTCATAGCTTTAGAGGCTTTGTCGCCTTCACCATAGATTTCGTCAATGTTTTTCATGAACTGGTCGATACCGCCAGCTTTTTCTATAATGTTATTTGCAACATCATAGCGAAGTTTTGTCAATACACCAGTATAGGCACGGTCAGCAGCTTTAATAGGAACATTAGCACCCGGAATACGTTCTGCAAGACCAGCAGCAATAAATGCTTCATCTTGTACAGCACCGACACCAGTAAGGTCAACACCCATCTTGTCTGCGATAAGTTGATAGGCAGGACTGTCAGCAATTTCTTTCATTGCAGCGTCATACTTAGTTGGGTTCATAGCCCACTCTACAGACATCTTGTTGGCGTTAGCCCATAGTTTAGGGAATCTTGTACCAAGTGGCATAGCCTGACGGAACCCACCAGACAAGTCACCAGTAGCCATAAGAGCACGAGGTAAGCCAGCTACTTCGGCAGCGACATCTTTCCAGTCACGACCTTCTTGCAGAGCTTTTTGGATACCTTCTGCGAATGCGTCACCAGTACCCTCACCATAGTTCTTATTAAAGAATGTGCGGATATAGTTAACATCAGCAGCAGTCGGAGCCTGTGGATTGGCACCCCATACTTTACGTAATGCGTTTTGTGTGTTAAGTTTTTCGAACGGACGGAGTTTAGATTTTTCAATACTATCAAGTAAAGCTTTTTCTGTTTCTGGTTCTACGCTAATTGGCGTGTACTTAGAATCGGTCAGCTTACCTTTTAGGGCACCTAGTTTAGCACGGAAGCCTTGTTCTCCACCACCGGCTTCATCATAAAGTGATTGACCTTTTCCAACACGAGCACCTTTTTCTGTTTTGCGTAAAGCCTGAGCCTCATCAAACGTAGCTTGAGCACGATCTAACGTACCGCCCTCACGGTTAATGTTGTCCAAAAAGTCCTGAACAGACTTCTTAATAGCCGGATCGGTGCCTTCTGGGACCAATTCATCGGCAGTTTGGGGTAGAACGTTGCTAGAGCCATTTTCAGCCGTTTTGACGGCACTTGAACCTAATTCGGTATTGTTTACCAAACCAGCCCCGGAAACGTCTCCTGTGGCGTCCTGTGAGGTCATTTTTCCAGAGCCATCAACTTGACCATCGGCAACGCCGGTTTGAACCTTACTGGCTTCATCAGCCTGTTTAGTAATGTCCGACTGTACGCCATTTGCTTTGTCTACAGCAGCTAATTGTTCGCTAAATGGTTCCTGAGCTTTCTTAATGAGTGCTTCACGTTCTGACTTTAATGCGTCAATCTCTTCACGGGTAGCGGACACTTTACCTTGTGCTATGTCATGAAGTTTACTGTCAACCTTATTCATTTGATCGACAAGTCCTTTTAGACCCTTAGCACCTTGATCCGCCATAACAAAGCCATCACCTACGTTGTTTGGTAGGTCTTGAGCACTCTTAGTAACAGCACTTAATAGTTTCGGTGCCGTTTGATCTAGAGCAATATTAGCGTACTTAGCAATAACTGCACGTACATTTTCTGGTACTTCATTTATACGACCACTGAAAGCCTTGTTAAGGTAATCAGAAAAGTCTTCACTGTTTACGTCAGCTTGCGTATAGCCAGCACGTCCGACAGCTTCTTTACTTGCAGCACCGCTACCATCAAACAACGCCTTCTCTTCTGGGGTAAGTTTATTCTCCCATATGGCGTGTCCGAGTTCGTGGTTGACATTGGCATTAAGTGCTTCTTGGCTACGAGCAGTAATAACGCCATTGTTATATTCAGCAGGGTATGCAGCATTGGCGTCTTGTTTGACAGCAGTAACACCTTCATCTTGGAGACGCTTGATAACGTCTTCCGGCAGACTGAGGTTTGGGTCCATTGCAAGATTCGCAAGAACTTCTTTAACTGCTTGTGGGTCAGTTTCGTTAGCGAGATAAGAAGCTACTTCTTTATCTACACCGAGAGCTTTTTCAATTTTAACAGGGTCAACTTCATCAATAAGGTCTTGGATAATACCATGAGATATGGCGTCATCGGCACCACCCTTGAAGATGTTTTTAAGACCCTTAAAGCCAGCACCAAGTACTGGAAGCCCAAGGTCAACGGCTGTACCTATAGCAAGGTCCTTACCGAAGTTTTGTTTGTCTCCCTTACCGGCTGTTTGTACAGAACTTATACCAGAGCCAGCTAAAGAGCCCGGTAGAGCTTGAACCATTCTACCGGCTAGTTGTGCAACCTTACTACCACTAGCTAGTTTTTCTAATAGGTTTGAGAATGCAGGTATTTTACTTGCAGCAGTTTCAGCAGCAGAACCACCCATAGCCAGCGTAGCAAGATCAACGATACCTTTTTCAACAGAACCGAATTTCTCACCAACCTTACCGGCAGTCGTAAACTGTGCAGTACCCGTCTTAGATGGGTCTTGTTCGTTAGCAAGTTGTTCAAGTCCGAACGTATTATGACCGGGTAACAGAAAATCTGCACCACGAAGAAGCCCACGACTTATACCGCCGTAGAGTTTATCGTTTGCCCCCGTCATGAAGTCGTTAAAGTTACCTTTAGTTCGACCAGTATCATTCAATAGCTTAAGGGTATTTTGAGCAGCAGCGTCACCGTTCTTAGCCTGTTCGATAATCTGGTTTGTGTAAACGTTTTTGAAGTCATCAGCCAGCTTATCGTATTGCGTAAGGAAGGTGTTATGGTCTAGGTCAATTTCACGATCAACCTTTACGCCATATGTCTTCTCAAATTGTTTAGGAAGGAGGGCAGCAGCATTCCATCCGAAGATAGTTTTGTTTTTGCCCTCATCCATAGTGAACCCTTTAAGCTTATTGTTCACTGGTTGTTGTTGGACTTGTTGTTGAGGAGCCTGAGGAACCGTAATCTGCGGTTGGTTAACCGGCGTATTTGAAACAGTTATGGTTGGCTGTTTTTGTGGTGCCGTCGCCAGACGCATAGATGGGTTCGAGTTATTCAACACCTGTAGTCGGCGTCGAGGATCATTCAGGTCCATGTATTAGCCTCCTTAGGCTGTGGTTTCAGTTGGTTGTGTCTTCTTTTGATCGGCAGTTGCTAATTGAGTTTGGAACTCTTGTGCAAGTGCTTTTTGCTCTTCTGGGGTTAGACCAGCAGATTGAATTAGACGAGCACCAATACTAGCCTTTTGGCTTGAGTCGGCGTTACCCGCAACAATCTGTGAAAGAGTAGTCTTAAGTTGTTGTGCACGAGTGCTTGTAGGAGCGATTGCGTTAAGTGCACCAGCGTTCTGAGCTTGCGTGTTATTGTCAGCAGCACCAGCACGTAGGTCAGCAATACGTTGGTCAAGCCCAGCACGAATTTGTGCAAGATTGTCTGGGTTAGTCTCTTCACCAAGGTGAGCAAGGATTGAATCAATTCCACCTTTCTGAGCGTCAAAGCCAGCTTTTTGCTGTGTAATCCATGCAGCGATTTTAGCAATGTTATCTTGCAGTTCAGTACCAAGGTCACGAATTTGGTTGTTCCCACTTTGAGTAACGGTGTCAACATTGTTACCACGATATGAACTATCGAAGCTACCACCAGCAGCGTGAGCAGCACCTAGTTTTTGGTTTTCAGATTCTACTTGTTTAGTAATGTCACCCGACTCAGTAGCAAATCGGTCATTTAGTTTACCTGTTTGTTCAGCAGCACTTTGGTCTACTTGACCGTAACGACTGTTAAATAGGTCTTTAATTGTGTTTGCAATGTTAGTGATCTCACCACGAAGTTGTCCAGCACGAGCAGCTTCAGCAGCAGCTTTCGCTTGTGCAGCAGCAACAGCAGGGTCAACAGCAGGGGCTACTTGAGTTGTAGCACCAAGTGTTACACCGTTACCACCAAGACTTCCACCGTCCATAGGATTAGCCGTGACTTGTAGAGTGTTTGGGCTACCCTGTAGATTTGGAGAACTTCCTTGGAGTGATACACCTGAGCTTCCACCGCCTTGTAGTGTAGGAGAGCTACCTTGCAACATCCAGCTTGGCATCATAATGTTTGTTTTCCTTTTTGTTAAATGATGTTTTTGTCTTCATGAGAGTCACATGTATTTTCATATATTGTAGCACAAAATTGACAAAAAGTCTATAGGTAAATCTTTTTACTTGAGTCAAATACGTAGTGCGATTTTGGATAGTAGGCGTATACCATACCGAGTAACACAAAGTTTTCATCCACACGGTTATTGTAGATTTTAAACTTAATGGTTCGGGAATCTAAGTTAAGACCAACAGATTGAGGGTTATCAACAAATGTCGTAGTCGTTGTGCCCGACACCGTGACACCATCTGATCCTAGCTTATATACACCTAAGCGTTTAATACCCATGCCCCTTGCAGAGCTATTACCAATAACGGCGGTACCCACAGAGATACCATCGTCCTGATAAACAGTAAATGTGACCTGACCAGATAGACGGCGGAATATAAGACGAAGGTCTACCCAGAATTTAGTAATGTCAGGATTTTTAAGGTCTTGAGCTTTTGAAACAACAAACGCTTCAATAGCAGCACCATTGTCTGAATATGTTCCAGCAACACGTTTGTAGACCTGTGTACCACCATCGTCTAAGAAATATAGGTCTTCGTTGTTGGTGGATGTGTCGATATACTTAACCATAGCTTGTGCGTTAAAGTTGGTCCAAACAGAGTAGGCTTGGAATCGACGGTCATATGTAAATGTTTTTGAGATTGATGAGCTACCAACTGGATACGCAAGAATGTACTTATTGTCGAAATAAATACCGTTTGTTCTTGAGTAATACAGCTTGTTAATGGCGTCAATCTGTGGCTGTATGCGGATAGAAAGAACTTGAGTACGAATAGCTGTGAAGAACTGTGGTTCGTTACCAAGTACACGGTGTCCTTCCCTTGACATAAAGCTAATATCATTTTCTACGTTGACAACACTACGGTGTGAGATACAGCCAGTAGCATAGGTAATAGGTGTTACGGTTGGGTTGCCCGAACTGTCAAATGTAACCTGATAGATAGCACGTTCCTTAAATACGATCAGCACATCTTGGAATACACCAAGGGCAGTAATCTTATCACCATCGTTTTTACGGATGTCAATAACGTTAGCTTCGGTAAGTGCAGGGGTACCAGCAAATACAGTTGCACCCGGTACGTTAGGGTTGCCGTTTTCTGAATCGTTAGTAGAGTCAGGCTGTGGTTGTGTACCACCAGTTGTAACGGTAAAGTCAGAAGCGTTAGTAAGGTTCGATATATATAGACGGCTTGGTTGTCCGGGTACGCCAGAAGCAATGTGTTTGTTCTGATAGTAAACAGAGAACTTAGCTTTTGGAAGAGTTCCGGGGCTTGTGACGGCAGAACCGTCAAAGACAACACCACCATCTACACCGTTCCATATATACAATTTCAGACGAGCTTGTGTCATTGATACGTCTTGACCGGCAGTAATTGTTGAACCGGTAGCGGAAGACCAGTTACCGTTTGTTCGGTATTTTACGGTACCGTTATCAACAGTCACCATATAGTTAGATGACTCTGTAGAGAAAACACCTAAGCCACGAGCGTTTGTCAATACGTTACCGGCAGTTACATAGCCAGCACGTTTACGGATAACACCACCTTCGTCGTACTCCATATTTTGCATATCAGAAAATTCCTTATCGTCGATAAGGCTTGGAGATACAAGAGTGTTAAGACCCTTAGATGGGTTCATCACAACTAGCCGTTGTGGTGGTTTAACCTTCTTTGCCGGAATATCACCATTAGTTTTCCGGCTCATTAGAATTCCCCTGTTGAGGTCCCTGCTTGTCCGTGTGCAGTCTTACGACGTTTGCGAGGAGCGTTAGTTTGGTGGAATGCAATATCCTGAGAAAGCTTGTTCTGGAATATCTTTTCGTCCTGTGATATGTCAGCGTCGGGGTTTTGACCTAACTTAACATATCGACGTGCACCAAGAGCAATAGTCATTTTGTTGGGGTAAGGAGTATCAATTGTTCCAGCAGAGTCAAGAATCGGGGCTTTCTTCTGATAGCGGAATAGCACAGTACCAACGTCTGTGTCCTTAGTTTTAAGAACAAAAACGTCATCATCTACAGCTTCAATCCATGCAGCACGATCACCGTTTTGTAAGTCGTTTTCATCGTCTGGATCGACGTAGTCTAGTTTAACAGTGGTACCACTAGCAAACTTTGCCTGAGAGATTTGTGAATCATCGTAATTAGTTGGCAGGGTAGCCAGACCATTAGATATAGTAAGGGTTGCATTTGTACGTGCAAACCTCCAAGGGAAAGCTTGATATGCTTCTTCTAGCGACTGTTGAATAAAGTCCGCACGAGGTGCAGACGTAGTAGAGTTAACAGATCGTTCACCAAGCAGGTAAGCGAGAGTCGTTAGAATGTCGGACTGAGTGTATGTTTTTGCCATTAGTATAACCTTGCAATTCTGTATTCTGGGAAAGCGTCGTAGAGTTGCTTACCGATTAGTTCTTCTAGCCCCTTGTTCCGACCACTCATCTCTACCTTAAGTTCTGGGTCTAGTTTCATCATTCCAGTTAAGACGGGACCAAAGAGTTTCATCGTGTTACGCATAGTTCCAGACTTGCTAGACGCATACTTGTTCTCATTTTTGAGGCGGAGTTCTTTGCAAGCTTCTGCATGTTCCGCTTCGTATGGTACTAACCAAGGTTTCAATTCAAGGGTTAGTTTCTTGATAAGACGCCACTTCTCAGGACGAGGAGTGTTTTCTATTTTTTCTATAGCTTTAATGTATTTTTGTCGTTGTTCGGGTGTCAGTTGACGAGCCTGAACTTGTTCTGTTTGTTCCATATGGTTTCCTCCCCCCTACCCTCCGAAGAGGGCAGTACGGGGAGTTACTAAGGGTATCCTAGAAGAATACCGAACCTTGAGCGTTCGCAAGCTGGTTGCGAGCTTCAACAGTAACTTCTTGGATGATCTGCTTAGCAGAGAAGTCACCAGTTTCAGCAAGGTCTTTAGTAAATGGACGACGGTACCATGCAGAACCCCAAGTGTCTTCAACAAGACTTAGCAAGTCAAAGCCCGGAGTTGCAGTTGTTCCGTAGTCACCTGAACGTGTAACGTGTCGGTGTGGGAACAATTTAACCATCTTAGCTGCGTCTGATTGGTAAACATCGACAGCAAGGATCAGACGACGGTCCTTAAGGTCAACTTGCTTCGTAGCACCTGCGGTAAAGCTAGAGACACGTCGTTTACCCTTCATTGGAGCGTAAACTGCGTCAGCACTTGCACCTTGGTTCCACTGAGCTTCGAAAATATCGTTTAAGATAGTTTCAGTCAGAGAAACACCAGAGTAGTTAGAAGCGTTAGTAGTAATCCAGCTCTTTACACCACGTAGACGACGTGCAGAAGCAGCCGAGTTAGAGGCGACACCAGAAGCGATAGTACCACGCACGAATGCGAGCTCAGTATCGTTCTTAAGAGCCTTCATTTTCTTTACTAACTCACGAGACATACGGTTGCCACTAACCCTCTTGAGGTTAGAGCTAGTCTCAGAACCAGTGATTTTTGCAGTCTTAGAAAGAATCTGCGTAATGTTTTGTGGACGAGTTGGGTCGTTGCTTGCGTCAGCAGGAGCGTCGGCACCTTCAGCTTGGGCGTTGTCGCCTACAGCTTCTAGAGTGTCAATGGTCCATTCGTGCAGCGTGTTGTTAGCAGGACCTTGCATGATTCCGTTAAGCAACTGGTTATCAGTTGGCTCAAGCATGTTCATCACGTCAAGGAGCGACTCACGACGAGCTACGTCCGGATAGGTATATACATAACCACCTACAGCCATTTTTTATTTTCCTTTTCTTTTTTGTTTTTAACTTATGTTAAACTTTGCCATTGGCTTGCCAGTCGTTCATAAGTTCCTCAAAGGCACTTGTGTCGTTCTTAGCAAGTCGCCTATCAAGAGTCTGATCCTTACTTGTAGTAGGGGTCGCTTTCTTAGTAGGACTTTTTGTTTCAACAGCAGCATTCTTCTGGATTTCTATAGATGTCTTAGCGTTTTTGATTCCCTCAGTCTTACCAGTTTGACGGTTTGCGTCAAAGGCACTACGGAAAGAACGGGCTAGGTCAACTATTTCTACGGGGTTTCGATTAGCTAGGAATACGCTTCGGATAGCGGTTTGGAGTGACTTGTCACCCTTAACCTCTGGTAGAATTTTCTCTATCGCTTCAAAAGCTTTCGTCACGACAGTCTTGTTATAGTTGTCGATCTGATTCTTTTGGTCAAGCCTTTTTTCCAAGTAATCACCGTAAGCGACTGGATCAATTTGTCCGTATTCATCAGGTTGTGGAGGTTGTATGTCCACCTTATCGGGTGCCTGAGGCAATTCAGCAAGCCAGTCGTAGTCAGAAGGTTTTTCTGCTTCGGTTTGTGTATCTGTTTTTGAAGGTTCGGTTGTTTCGGATTCTTCGGCTTCGGTTTGGCTTGGTACTGGTTTTCTTGAGAAATCCTGTGTATCTAGCCCGTTGGCGTTGTCGCCTTCGTAACCTTCGTCTTCATCTTCAACTTCGGTTTGTTTGTTTGTTTTTGGTTTGTGTGTGTTTTGTGCACCTTTGATGTCTGCATTTGCAGCCGGGTCCGTTGTGCTTCTGTCGGGTGTCCCATTCTTAGAGAAGGTTTCGTGGTTTGCAGCAGCAACCGCTTCTAAAAGACCATCGGAAATACTTTCGTTGTTTCCTGCATTAGGGTCCATTTTGTCTCCATGTAAGCTATAAAAGCCTTACGTAATGTTTTTATTTCTAGGATCGTCTTTGTGGATATAGAAGCCTACACCGCATTTATGATTCGCACACCCGTGATATACTGCGTCTCCTAAAGTGTCTTTCGGGTCTGGAATAAGAAACTCGTGTCTACATTCCGTATCGTTGATGGGCTTTTGTTCGTCCATCTTAACGACCTCTACATTTTCATCATTAAGACCATTATAACCTATATTGTTTGAAAAGTCAACACTATTCTCCATTGTCAAGTCTTTCTTGTATTTTAGCCTTGCGTTGTGGGCTTGCAGCGACTTGCATTAAGCGTAGCATTTTCTTATAAGCTTTAAGATCAGACAGGGCATTATTGTACCCTGCAAGGTCATCTCTAAACTTATCTGAGGTTATATCGTTGAGAAGTTTATTAACCTGCTTTGAGGCAAGTTCAGTAAACAATTTTCCGGAAGCTGTTTCAAAGAAGTTTTCGGCAGCTACAGCCTCCGCTAATTGTTGTTCTAGTCGTGCTATTTCTTCGTTGTCGGCGTTACCGGCTTCGGTTTCACGCTGTTGGTTGGCTAGTTGGGGATTGGTTTTGCTCATTGTTGGCATTTGGTTCTCCTGTTGGTTGCATTGGTGGGGTTGGGTTCTCAGCTTGTGCCTGACGTGTTCCAGCCTCGGCAGCAGCAGTTACCATATTGGTATCGTGCATAGCACTTGGCTGTAGACCATACATAGCTTCAATCTGAGCCTTGACGTCATCTGGTGCGTCTTTATAGCTAAAGTTAAGTAGTTCTTTAGTATTATCCTTTTCAGGTTCAGGTGGGATTTGTACATTGCTATCAAGCAAGTAGCGGTTAAAGTCTTTCTTTGAGTACAGTTCGGCAGTATCTTCAAGTATCTCGTGGAAGTTAAGGCGTGGAATGTCTGGTATCTGCTTAAAGATTTGAGCTTGTTGTATAGCAGCTTTTTGGAACATCAGAATACCATTAAGGAATTCGTTGTTCATCTCACGCTTTTCAGCCTTAGATAGTGGTGTCATTGAGTCATCGTCAATGTCAAGGTCCATTTCACCCTGATAGTCACTAGGCATAACTACGTCAGGTACTTCTTTGCCGTTTATAACACGGCGGATTTCACTTGGGTCATCAGAGAATTGTTGTAAGTTAGATAGCCAGATTTGACCGACCACACGCATAGACTGCTTGAAATTATCACGGAAGAAGCCTATCTTAGTAGTGGCTGCTTCGGTAATGGTCCTTACTCCATATGCGGTACCTTGGGTTTTATCGGCTGCACTATTTGGTACACCGGACGCATATTGTGAGAAAGTAGCGTTTTCAATACCCTTCTCAAGCACACCCATAACAAGCGATAGCTGTTGAGGATTTGGCTCTGGGAACTTAAACTGCTTTGGTGCCTCACCGGTAAAGGTAATTTCACCGCCCGGCTCGATTACGAAGTCATTGGTAAGAGTACCATCTTCGTACATAAGCATGGACTCAATGGATAGGTTCCAGTTATCTAGATAGTGGTTGAATAGATCGTTCGTAGCACTTTGCAATGTACGGTTGTTTTCAAATAGGCTTTCACCAAATGGGCTAAAGCTCTTACGACGGCAATAGAATGGTACGACTGGATACATGTTGTGCCAGTAAGGGATTTCAGTTTGGCTAATAACAACCCAAGGTGCGTCTTCTGCACCCTCAGTAGATTGACCTTCTGCATAAATAGTACGCTCGATACCCTTGGCGGTTCGCTCATAACAGCGATAGTAAGTAACCATATCAACAGTTTCATCTGGGATCATTTCCAGTTCGTTAACAATACGGTTACGAGAGATGTTGAACAGTTCCCTGTCCTCACTACGAAATGTAGTGTCTACTTTGTCAAGGTTAATGTATAGTCCGCTAGACTCCATGTCTACTAGTGACTCTTGTCCCCTGACAATTAAATATGGCACCTTCCAGAAGTTAGGACCATCAGCAGGAAATACGTTGTAGAAGTTAATCGGCTCAAATCCGTTGTGTCCGGTTTGCGTTTTCTTGATAACTGTGTTCTCGTTCTTCTTCTCTTCAAATACCCAAGGTGCGTAAGCATAACCCGTACCTGCTACAACAGCGTCTACGAGTGGGTCAAACACCTTAAGTTTCATAGGCTCTTCGTCACCACACTTATAGTCATAGTGTAGTTTTGCCTCAATACGACGTGCACGTTCTTCTACGCCTTGAGCAAGCTCAAAGTTACCGGTATCGTCGTTAATTTCTAATTCGTTCTTGATTGTGACGTTAAATAGTGGTATGACGTCAGACATCCTAGAGATCAAGTCCCAAGCCTTACTAGCTAAGACGGGTACGTAAACCTTACTTTTCCAAGGACTAATCTTGGAGGTGTTTTGGACGGCATACATAATGTCATAGTATTTTTGGGTGTCTTCAAACATCGGTGCCAACGCTTGTTTTCTTTTCTCAAAGCGTTGCTGCCAAATTGAAGCTTTCTTCTGATCTTTTCGGTTCATGTTTTTCCTGTTTGTTTTAGAAGTCGATTTTTGTGTTGTAATGTATACTCACATTATACCAAAAAAGTCAAGACTTGACAAGGTGTAGTTTTTACTTTACTGATAGTGACAGTTGATGAGTTCGTTGTGAACATTAAGTTCTTTGATACGATCTTCACCAATTTCCTTCCAAATAGAGGTTGCCTTGCGGACAGTGCCGTACTTGTTAGGACGCTCATAGTCTTCCTTTGCGGTGGTATAGAGACGAATGTGACACTTGTTCACTTCATCATCTGCACCAAAGAGAGGTGACTCAAAATCGGGCGTTGACACTAACACCGAGCCACTAGGTGCTAAGACTTTGTCAATTAAGCGAATCACACGTTGCACATCTTCGACATGCTCAATTAGTTCGAAGAAGGTTACGACGTCGAACTTACGTCCTTCTTCTGCGAATTTTTCAAGCCAGTCCTCGACGAAACCTTGGTAAAAGTGTGCCGGGAGGTTAAACTTGGATGTTCTTTCAAGTGCAATGTTAATTCCGTCTTTCGTAAGATCAACCCCCGTGACGTCAATTCCGAGTTGACTCGCCACAGAGAGGGCAAAAGAGCCGTCCAGACAGCCAAGGTCAAGTAAACTCTTCGACCCCAATTCTTCAATTTTGTCAAGAGCCCACCCGAATCTTGGAATGACTTCGTTGACTGTGAGACAGAGCTGTTCTGGGATTGGTTCAAAGTTGTGGTGCTCATAAAATTCCTCGTAGTTTTCTAAGCTAAATTTAGTATCATGTTTGTCGGGATCGCCTACCATGCTCATTGTTGCTTCTCCTTAATGACGGCGTCCCACTGTTGTGCAACATTGGACCAGTCAACGTTTTCCACAGGTACACCAGTCTTACCCTTAATAAGGGCGTCTACAACAGCGTCAATGAATTTTTCCTGCTTGTAGGTATCTGAGTATATCTTGCGTGTTTTAATCTTGTCACCACATTGTACGGTTTCGTTTAATGCAGCTACGTTTGTTACGACAGGGTAACAGCCAGCTTCTTGAGCCTTAAGTGCGGTAATACAGTGAATCTCAGGGAACTCAGTTGGGTAAGCCCATACTTGAGTGCTACGCATAGCTTTGGCTAGTTCTTCGTGCGAAACCCTGCCATGTACAGTAACACCCTTGTCCTTAAGTTCAGCGAACCGTTTCTCCATTCGGTGGTAGAAATCGTCCTCACCTTGTAGTCCGACCCACGACTCCCAACCATAATAGACATCAAGGGTCGCTTCGGGAACTCGTTCTTTAATTCCATTCGGACGGTCCCACATTGAGAGCAACGTTTCAAGCCCCCGGTAGTATGCAGAGAAGTATCCGACACTGTATGGTTTCCTTTCAATTTTAGTCATCGTCTCGCTCCAAGTCTTCCTTTTCTTTTTCATTACAGATAAGCACACCAGTGGTAAGTGCCGACCCTGCAACAGAGGTAGCGTTTGTGATGGCTTGTTTAATTACTAATACGGGGTCAATGACACCGTGTTCCTTGAGGTCCACTAGTTCCATATCGCCCATTACATCAAAACCTTTTCCGAATTCTGTCAACTGGTCAAGCAACACACCTGCACGTTCACCTGCGTTTGACATCAGGATTTTGAATGGTGCTAGTAGTGCCTCTTTAAGTAGCTCGTGACCGTCTGTGGTGCCCTGTAATCGCTTTGCAAGCTCAACATAGGTTGTACCACCACCCGGAACAATTCCTTCTTTTAAGGCTGCTTCTGTGGCTGCTACGGCGTCATCTACAAGATACTTGCGTTCCTCTGCTTCCATTTCAGTGTTTCCACCTACACGGATTTGACCAACCTTAGCATTTAGTTGTGCAATTCGTTTTTCAATTTTTGACTTGTCGAACTCACCTTTAGCCTGTTTAACTTTGGCTTCAAGGTCTTTGATATACTCTTTAACGTTTGAACCGCCAGTAATGACAGTTTCGTTAGGAGTAATGACAATCTCTTCACAAGTACCAAGGTCTTTAGCAGTAAGTGCGTCTACCTTTTTTGGTAGTAAGTTACCTACAGCCTGTGTGCCGGTAATTGCAGCAAGGTCTTTCATCAGTTCAACACGGTTATCACCGAAGCCCGGTGCCTTAATACCGACAATCATGAAGTCTTGTTGCATAGATAGAAGTGCACGATCCATAAGGTCGTTCTTGAAATCGTTTGCGACAATTACGAGATTATCTTTGCCAGCTTGCCACAATTCGTCGCATAGAGGTGCAACGTCTTTTAGTGATGGCGTAGTATGACATACGAGTATATTTGGGTTCTTAACAGTGGTGCTCTGGGTTCGTCCGTCGGTTATCTGCATAGGATTTATAAAGCCACGATCAAATGCGTAGCCTTCTACAATCTCATATTCAGTTGTAGGCTTTGAGCCTATTTCAACGACAACCATACCGTCCTTACCTAGAACGTGATACATGTGACCGACTTCTTTACCAACCTCTTTGTTTTCGCTAGAGATGGTTGCAATCTCAATGGTTTGCTTTTCAGTCTCAATAGGTGTTGCTAAGTCGTGCAATAGTTCAAGTGCCTCAGCAGCAGCAGCGTCTAACTCACGACGCAAGACCATTGCGTTTTTACCACTCTTAATCTTTTCCATACCCTTGTCCATCAAGTGATAGGCAAGAATAGTACTAGATGTAGTACCGTCACCCACGTTGTCGTTCGTCTTGCTTGAGCTTGCTTTAATCATCTCAATACCGACTTGTGCACCGGGGCTTGCACTCTTAACGTTTTCAATTGACTTAGCTACGGTTACACCGTCGTGAGTAACGATAGGTTCACCGAATGCTTGAATAACGCCGTTCTGTCCTTTCGGACCAAGAGTCGTAGAAACAGCGTCGTATAGAAGGTGTGCACCCTCTAATAGTTGTTCTTTGGCTTGATCGCCCGTTATGATTATCTTCTTCATTTATTCATCCTTAAATTGGTTTTTAACAATTCCGTTGCCAACTACCTTTCGGTCTACCTCTTCTGGTAACAAGTCGCTGTGATACTGACTCTTGACCATGTAGGTAACGTCTGGGAAGTTCTTAACAATTTCTTTTGGTAACACATCATGAACGTCAACTAGTTTGACCTTTGCGTTGACTTTCTCGATATACTGTGGTGCCCTCCAAGAGACGAAGATATTAAACTCGTCACGCATATCTATCTCTTTCCAAGGCAGGTAATGAACGTTGTAGTCTTTTGGTTCTTCGGTGGTATCCCATACACGATGTGGTACTTCTCCATACACAGTCACTTCATAACCGAGTTTAGATAACTCACGGCTAAGGTAAATAACTGCTTCCTCTGAACCGCCCATACCTTTATCTAAGGTGTGTGGACCCCATTCTTCATACCCTTGACCACAGAATATTACAATTGACTTATCACCCCACTTAACCGGTTTCTTAACCTTGTAACGGAGTGGTCGTAGACGTTCGTCGTAACGCATAGCGTCACAAAGTGCCTCGTACAAACTTTCGTCATTGTGGAAGAATTTACGGATACGTGGTAGCAAGTTAACAAATGTTTCAGCGTCGGCTTGTTCGTAGAAGTCTTCTAAGACGTCCTGAACTTCCGGCATGTTTTCAATACGGCGTATCTGTGCAAGTGCTTCATTGTAGCGACCTAGCATAAACAAACTACGTGCAGCAATAAGTACTGCTCGACTTCTAGCCGTTGGGTCATAAACTGATAGTGTCTCTGGGTCTGGTTTAGTTTCCGATACTTTCACCCATTCTAATGCTTCATTGAAGTTGTCTTGATCGGCTTCATATTGTGCAAGTAGCCAGTACGCCATAGGGTATTCTGGTTTTAGTGTTGCACATTTAGTAGCGTACTCAAGTGCCATATCGAAGTTACCAAGGTGATAAGCACACTCAGATAGTAAGCCAAGACCTCTATAGGTGTCTTCGATGTTACCACTCTGTTCAACGTGTTCACTTAGCAGTTCGGCAGCACGTTCGTATTGTTCGGCTGTAAAGTATGACATACCAAGATAGTGTGCATAGCGTGGGTCTTTGGTGGCAGCATACGCTTCTTCTAAGATAGCGTGGTTACGTGCATAAGAGGCACGTTCTTTTTGACTAGCAGCGACATTGTTGTGCTTAATTTCAAAGTCAACTTTGTGCTCTACTTTCTTCTGATCGGTGATACATGTTTCGTGCACCCAACCTCTCCATGAATAACCCTTACCGAGACGGATCAGGCGTTCACGCCAGTGACGGGTAACACAATTACCTTGTGCGTCCTGAGCGTAGTTATATGGCATAAAGATAGCGTCAATATCATTTTCATCAGCTATATCAACAAGTTGCGGTATGGCACGGAAGTCAAAGCTATCATCGGCGTCTAGCCAGAAGAAGAAGTCGGTCTTTACCATATCTAACGAAGCATTACGTGCTTCATCAAAGCGGTTGTTCCACTCACGCCATTTAATGTCAAATTCTGGGAAATTCTTCTTAAGCTTGTTGCATGTTGGCTTGTCGGATACTACGACACAAATTTGGTCAAAGTAGTCCTGAGCTTGAGATAGTAGAACCTCTACATTCTCGAACTCGTCCTTGACAATCATGCTTAAAGCAACTGTTGATCTAGGTTTCATCTGTTATTACCGTTTCGTCCTTATATGTATCTAATTCAGCTTCAAGGTCTTGAATGCGTTGCTGTGCGTCTTGCAATGCTTCAAAGTCCTCTGGTGTCATACACACGACACGCATACTAAGCGTTGGCGGTGTTGCCGGTTGTTCATCGGTTGCTTCCTGAGCCTCAGTCTTTTCAATACCGAAGTGCTCACGGATAGAAGCTACGAGTTCACCCATGACCATGTTAGAAGTCATCTGTTCATCGTATGGACCGATTTCTTTGGTAACAACAAACTCTTTTGGTGATGGTTGTTGAATGTCCATTACTCTTCATCCTCTCTTTTTTTTCGTGCTTCATTAACGAAGCGGTTTACAATTTTTAGTGACCGGTGGTACTTCTTTAGATCGCCTTGTGCTTTTCCGAACCTCCACTCTTGCTCAAGCTGTGGGATTTCTTCGGAGTAAATGAATACACATACCTCTCGTTTGTAATCATTGGGGTCCTGTACCGATCCGACCAGTTTGTGCCCTGAATAGTGAAGGAAAGCAGCATACGGCGTATCAGATGTCTTGTACGGCTCAAATCTAGTTGAGGGGTCGTCCTGTGTCTGGGTCATATTCCCTTTTCCTTTTTTCTTTTTTAATTGGCGTTGCCTTATCAAGTGCTAGATAGCGAATAGCGTCCATAGCGTGGTTATACTGATCCTCTGGGGTGTTCAGTATCTTGCCGTCAGACGCCCGTTCAAACGAATATCGTTGGAACTCCTTGATAGTGTTCTTGCATGAAGCGTGAATAAACAGTTTGGGCTTACCTGTTGCCTCACGTTTTTCAAGCAAGGCACGGACTTCTTTGATACCCGTTGCAATAGAGTCTGTACCTTTCTTGGCACCGGTAATGCGAAACCGGCGTTTGCGTAAAAATTCTAGTTCAAAACGAGCTGCACCATCACCAAGTATTCGGGTGTAGTGATCGTCGCCCATCTTGTCCCTTAATACATATACGAGCTGGTCTGGGTTAAGGTCAGTCTTGTACACTTCATCAAATATCCACCAGTTACCGGCATAGTCTATCTTGACAAATACGGCAGCCGTTGGGTCAGTCATACCGAAGTCTATTGACAAATTGAAAGAACCCTCTTGTGGTATATCTTCTATATCTGTAAATACATGTGTGTCGTAGTCAAAATTAAAGTATACCAACTGTGATGGGTTAACAAATTGTGCCATCCACTCCTGATTAAACTGGTCAAGCTTGCCCTCTTTTTCATACTCTCTTTTAGCTTCTTCAAACTCTGTGTTAGTAAAGTATGGATTATCTAGTGCAGTTGCGTGTGAAAAGAAGTAGCGTTCTGGGTCTGACTTAGCGTTCTGTATAAGGTCGTAAAAGTGGTTCTGTACACCGTTAGGAGTAGAAATGAAAACAGCCCAACCGTTGCGGTCAGCAAGGGCAGGACGTACAATGGTGTCATAGAGATACTTACCGTCAGGCATGAAGGCGTACTCGTCCATAACGGCACCACAGATACCTGTACCACGAAGTGAGTCTGGGTTATCTGCACCCTTAAGTTCAATACGTGTAGGTGGTAGGTCTGGATCGTGGTTAACAATAATGTCACCGGCAGAGGTCGGTATAACCATACCAGATAAGTGATCGAAGGTGATTGACAGTTCTTGTTCGTTGAACGTCATGAAATCACCCTTATAGGTTTTACAAATGTCACGCCAGTAAATAGACTTGGCTTGCTTATATGTAGGAGCGATGATGTAATATGTTCCTTGTCGGAGCATACCCTCTAGCACTACCTTTTCCCAAACAGCAACAGACTTGCCGGTACGTCGTCCCCAATTCAGGACCTTATAACGGTGCGTATCAGATAGGAATTCAGCTTGTTTCTTATGAGGATTTGGGAGTATTAGTGCCATTTTTCATCGTACATTTTTGTTTTGAGTTTGAATACAGTATAGCACACTCTTGACTTTTTGTCAAGTAGTAAATGACACGAAAAAGGGGACCACCCAATTGTGATCCCCGGTAACGTACAAACACTTGGTAGGAAGTCTGATTTCTCAGGGTGCCTACATGATCCCCCTCTGCACTAATGACATTTTTACTTCGAATGTGTAGTTAGTTGTTTTTAGGGGGATTGCTACCCAACACTACAGCCCCTTGTCCTTGGTTACTTTCGGGGGTCAGTCCTCTTTCGAGTGGTCAGATAGGTCCTATCCGTGCAGCCAGATTGTTAAACGACAAATGTTTGTTTGGTGGCATGAAGCCATCGTGTAATCAGTGTAGCACAAGCGGTTTAATTTGTCAAGTACTTTTTTGGCTCTCTCGCATGGATTTGAACCACGATTCACGGAGTCAAAGTCCGTTGTCCTACCGTTAGACGACAAGAGAATATGGCTGGATCGGTGGGGGTCGAACCCACAACCTTCCGATTAACAGTCGGACGCTCAACCATTGAGCTACAATCCATTATGGGGTGATCGGGGAGAATTGAACTCCTATCTTCTGTGCCACAAACAGACGCTTTAACCGTTAAGCTACGACCAACATATGGTGAAGTAGATAGGATTCGAACCTATATGTGCTACGCACGACTGTTTTACAGACAGCTTCCGCAAACCGTATCGGACTCTACAACTGGTCAGGGCAGACGGACTTGAACCGCCGATCTGAGGCTTCCAATGCCCCCGGGATACCAACTTCCCCATACCCTGATAAATAAAAAACCCCGGCTCTTGTATTGGCAGGGGTGGTAAGAATTGAACTTGCTCTTTTAGTTTTGGAGACTAACGTGCGACCATTACACTACACCCCTAGGTGGATAGCCCGGGTTATGCTGTTGATTATATGGTTGCCAAAGTTTGTTCATGATAGTTTGCGACGCCTAGTTTGCTTTCGTTAGTGCCTAAAAAAATGCGTAGAGAAAGAATCTAGGAAAGAAATCGTAGCTGCATTATAGCATACCGCTTACGTTTTGTCAAGTTATTGGTGACAGGCTTTCATGGGTACCTGTCGTGAGCCTGATTTAACCGGAAAAGCCGGAACCCCTTTCGAGGTAGCGTACAACCATCGGTCTGATTT